AAATTAACAATAAAAAAAATGGATCCATATTTGAATATAGATTCTGGTACAATGAATCCTTTTGAACATGGTGAAACTTTTGTAACTAGAGATGGATTAGAAGGAGACTTAGATTTGGGTCATTATGAAAGATTTACAGATATTAAAACAAATAAAAATAGTATTATTACTTCTGGTAAAATATATATGGCTATTTTTGAAAAAGAAAGAAGAGGTGAATATTTAGGACATACTGTTCAAATGATTCCTCATGTAAGTAATGAAATGAAGGCTTTTATTCAAAAAGATAATAATTTGTATGATATAATTTTAGTTGAAGTTGGAGGTACAGTTGGTGATATGGAAGGTATGATACATACAGAAGCAATAAGACAAATGATAGGGGAATATGGTAGAGAAAATATACTTAATATTCATTTAACATATATTCCATTTTTAAAAGTATCAGATGAATTTAAAACTAAACCAGCTCAAGATTCAATAAAAAAATTAATGCAAACTGGAATTCAAGCAGATATTATAGTATGTAGATATGAACAAGATGATAATCCAACTTTTGGAAAAAAAATATCATTATTTTCAAATGTGAATGAAAAAAATATTATAATGGCTCCAAATATTGATAATATCTATAAATTACCATATATCTATTTTAAACAAGGATTTCATAAAAGAGTTTTAAAATGTTTAAATATTAAAAAAGATCTTATAAAAACAAAATGGAAAGATATATTTAATAAATTAAATAATTTAAAATCTAGTTTAACTATAAATTTAGTTATTAAATATGGATATGGCGATGCCTATATTTCATTAGTAGAAGCATTAAAACATGCGGCTTATAGTATTAATAAAAATATTAAATTTAATTGGATAGATGCTAGACATATAAATGAAAAAGATTTATTATTAAAATTAAAAAATAGTGAAGGTGGAATTTTAGTTCCTGGAGGATTTGGTGAAACTGGAATAGAAAATAAAATAATTGCTATAAAATATGCTAGAGAAAATAATATACCATTTTTAGGAATTTGTTATGGAATGCAATTAATGGCAATTGAATATGCTAGAAGTGTTTTAAAAATAAAAAATGCTACAACACAAGAAGTCGATATGGAAAATAAATTTCCACATATTGTTCATATAATTAATGAAAATGAAGCAAATTTAGGAGGTACTATGAGATTGGGTGATTATGAAGGAGAAACAACAAAAGGAAGTATAGCAAAAAAGACATACGGAAATAAATTTATTGAAAGACACCGACACAGATTTGAAATTAATACAAATTACAGACCTGAATTAGAAAAAAATGGTTTAATTTTTACTGGTACTTCTGGAAATGATACTTATATGGAAATTGCTGAAATTCCTAAAAATGATTTTATGGTAGGTGTACAATTTCATCCTGAATTAAATTCTACAATATTTAATCCAAATCCAATAATTGTTGAATTTATTAAAGTAGTTAATAAATATGAAAACTAAATAGATGGATCGTAAACTAAATGGATGGAATAAATTCCCAATTTAAATGAGAACAAATTTTTTTCCAAATATTAATATCCATATCTTTAATTTTTTGATCAGATTTTAATAAATGTATAAATGGTAATATATAATCTAATTCAATTAACTCACATAATTTGTATATAATATATGAATAACTTATTAAATTTTTTCTCATATTTGGTTTATATATTTTAAATGGCTCTTGAACTTCCTTAAACATTTGTCGTAATTTTTCTTCTTGTTCTCTAGCTAACTGCGGAGGTTCTTTTCCAGTTGTTTTATAAATTATATAAGGAATATCATCATAATATTTATTTAATCCTAATTTTGATAAAATTTCTCTCATTTGTTGAGGTGTAATATTTTGTGTATTACTATTTAAACTATATTTATTAATTTCTTTTTTTATTTTTTCACAAGTTTCTTCACTTAATTCAATAACTTCTTTTCCTTGAATTTTATTTAACCATTCATTAAAATGATTCATTGTTTTATAAGCAACATAAGTTTTTGTATCATTACATTCCTCCTTATAATTTGGAATATCAGATTCTACTAAAATCATTTGACTTTCACCACATATTTTACATACCATTAAACCATTATGAAGATCAAGAATCATTTCATCTTTACATTTTTCACATATTTTTAAAATATTATCAAATTTATTTCTTTTTTTATTTCCATTAGTGACTGTTTCCTTATCAACTCGAGATAAATATTTATTTAATAAATTAAATTTATCTTGCGAATCATCTTCATAATCCATTAAAATATCAAAAACTTCATGAAGATAATCAAATTCATCATATAATGACAACTGTTGAACTTGAGATTTTAATTCACTTATTTTTAAATTAATAGTATTTTTTTCTGATACGTTATGAGTATTATGTAAATTTTCTTCTAATATTATTATTTCATTATTAATATCAGAAGCTTTCTTTTTATTATTTTCTAATTCATTTGTTATTTCTTCATGTCTAGTAGCTAAATTAGATTTTGATGGTGTTTTTTTAATAGATTGAAGAATTGAATGGTATTTTGAATTCTTCTTTTTAAACATATATATAATTATTAAATTATGGTTTCTTCTTAAATTAAAAAAAATAGTATAGTTTTTATTTTTAATTAATTGTTTATTTCAAATTTTTTTTCTACTATATTGTTATATATATACAATGGGTGGTGGTTTAATGCAACTCGTAGCTTATGGTGCTCAAGACGTCTATCTTACTGGAAATCCACAAATTACTTTCTTCAAAGTGGTATACAGAAGACATACAAACTTTGCCATGGAATCAATTGAACAAGTTTTCAACGGAACAGCTGATTTTGGCAGAAAATCTCAATGCCCTGTAGTAAGAAATGGTGATTTAATCACTAAAACTTACCTCAGAGTACAATTAAATGCTGGTGTCGCTGCCTCTAAATGGGCATGGTGTACATCATTAGGTCATGCTTTAATCGATAATGTCGAACTTGAAATTGGTGGCACTCGTATCGATAAACATTGGGGAGATTGGTTAACTATCTGGAATGAATTATCCAGAAAAATTGGCCAAGATGCTGGTTATGCTAGAATGATTGGTAACGTTCCTGAATTAACTTCATTGAATTTCTCTCACCCAGCTTATAATTTATGGATCCCTATGAAATTCTTCTTCTGCCGCTTTGATGGTTTAGCTCTTCCTTTAATTGCGCTTCAATACCACGAAGTACGTATGAATTTTGAATTTGTAAAATTAATGGATTTAATTTCTTATGAAGGTGCTAGTGCGCCTGTCTTCTCATCTACTCCAAGTATGGCCGAATGCTCCCTCTATATTGATTATATCTATTTAGATTCAGAAGAACGTAAACGTTTTGCCCAAGCTTCTCATGAATATCTAATTGAAGCTCTCCAATTCCCTGGAGCTGAATCTGTTACTCAACAATTAGGTAAATATAGATTAAATTTAAATCACCCCTGCAAATTTTTAATCTGGTGTAATAAATTAAATCGCTATAGTAATGGCTCAAAATTCTTATGTTATAATCCAAATGATATAAATGCCAGTCGTGTAAGAGCTACTATTTGTGATGCTTTAAGAAATGCGGATGTAGATTCTTTTGGTGTATTAGTTGATAATTATGGTAATGTAAAAGCATCAAGCGCAAATGCTGAATATGAAAAAGTATTAAGATACACCAAAGTTGTTGCTATTTCTTTTGATGGTAATAGTTTAAGGGCAGATTGCGATGAAGATAATTTTACTGTTTTAGGTGAGCTTTTACCAATAGATTATATTTCTTACCCTGTTGGTACTTTTAAAGGCACCATGACTTTTGATAATGGTGAACAAGTCACTATAGATACAACCGGTTTAACACCATCAATGTGTGCCCCAGAACATGAAGTTACTGTACATCAATATGATAATTTTGGTCTCCAAATTGATGGATCTGAAAACGCTGTACAAAAAGCTTTACTCCAACTCAATGGACAAGATAGATTCTCTGAACGCGAAGGAGATTATTTCAACTATGTACAACCATGGCAATCATTCAGTAATACACCAGCTGATGGTATTAATGTATACTCCTTTGCTCTCAATCCTGAAGAACACCAACCTTCTGGAACTTGCAACTTTTCTCGTATCGATAATGCTACATTAAATGTAAATATCGGTCGTAAAAATCCTCGTGATGGTTCTTCAGAAAATGGTTTTGCTGCTAATTACTTAAAAGATGGAGCATCTTTCTCAGTATATGCCGTAAATTACAACGTATTACGCGTTATGAGTGGAATGGCAGGTTTAGCTTACAGTAACTAAGCAAAAAAAATATTTTTGTGTTTCTGTTTTACTCAAAAATAAAATTTGAAATATACTCAATATAAAGAGATATTATTTATATATATTATAAATAATGCCCCTTTTAAAAAGAATCACACAAACTGTTCAAATACAGGAAGAAATTATAGAAAGAATTCCTATAACAACTTATATAGAAAAAAAGAGAATTATAACTAGAGAAGTAAAAAAAGAAGTTTTAAATCATAAAGATGTTGAATATAAAAATAAAAAATATATAGTTGGATATTGTGTTTTTAATGAAAAAGATGATATCTTATTTATATTTGATAATAATAATAATAAAGAAAAAATAATTAATAGAAAATGGCATATAGTTAGTAATGATTATATAAGTAGTACTATTATTGATGAAAATGATTATAAAAGTAAACAATTATATCTTCATAATTTTGTTATGGATAAATTAACATTTAATGGTAAAGGTCAAACACAAAGCATTGATCATATTAATAGAATTGGAAGGGATAATCGTAAAGAAAATTTAAGAGAACTATCACAAACTCAACAAAATTATAATCAATCTAAGAGAGAAAGAAATATTGAGTTACCTCCAGATTGTGGGATTAATCCAAATGATATTCCAACTAATATATTTTATAGAAAATCTGATGGTATCCACGGTGATAGATTTTTAATAGATATAAAATTACCAGGTGAAAGAATTAGAGATCAATCAACTAGTTCAAAAAATATTAATCTAAAAACAAAATTAGAAGAAATAAAATTAAAATTAAAAAAAATTAAAGAAGAAAATCTAGAAATTAAAGAAATAGATCAATTAATTGATAATGTAAAACAAAGAAATGATCTACGTAGATCATTTAATGATATTTTAAAATTATCGGGATTTCCAAAAGAAATCATCGATAAAAATTTAGCTCCATTAGAAGAAGAACCTGCAGAAATAATCGATCAAGAAAGTAAAGATTTAGCAAAACAATTAATTGATGAAGGATTTAAAGGAGTATCAAGTAATCTTCCATCAGATTGTGGAATCACTCCTGATATGATTCCTAAATATTGTTATTATAAACCAGCAAGTGAAAAAAGAGGTGATAAATTTATAATAGAAAGACATCCTCAATTAGTAAAAGAAGGAAAAAGACAATGGGCGACAACTGAATCAAAATCAAAAAATATAAAAGAAAAATATGATTTAATGATTGAAAAAATAAATAAACTTAATTTATTACATTAAAATATTTAGATTTAAATATATTTAATTTAATTTCTATATTAAAATATATAAATATGAATAATTATACTATACATGAATATTTAAACGACTATATTAAAAATTTTGATTTAAAATACCAAAATAGTAATATGCGTGGTGGTGATTATGATAGTGCTGTAAAAGGTTATATTACAGCTGGTAATTTTAAAGGAGTTATTAACCATTATTTTGAAGGATCATCAGAAGATATTCTTAATTTAAAATTAAAAGATGATAAAAAAGTTGAATTCAAAGCAAATCAAGTTCAAATTGTTAAAGATATGTTAGCTAAAGTTGATTCAGTTAAAGTAGTACCTCCTCCAAAAGCACCTGGATTTATAAATAATGTTTTAGATGGAATGTATAATAGTTTTTTTGGTGGTATGAATGGAGGTGCCTTGCCAAAGGTAGGCGATTTACCAACAGATATAAAAGCTGATATGAATAATGCTCAAATATATGGTGGTATTTTAGCTGTTGCTGCTCATATTATTGCTGATCCAGCACCACCAGTAGTAGCACCACCAGTAGTAGCACCACCAGTAGTAGCACCAGTAGTATCATTATCAACACCTCCTAAACTTACAGATTTAACACAACTCATAATTAATTTTGTAAATGGAGATGGTATAACTATTGTAAAACCAGAATTATCAACTTATAAAAGTGATATTATAATTCAGATTGATAAAACTCGTATTAATAACGATATTGATAAATTGTTAAATTCTAGAAGATCAAAAAGACAATTAAATACTATAATTAATGATTTATCTGCTGTATGGAATTCAGAAACTGATAGAACAAATAAAAGAGGATTAAATATTTTAAGAAATGATTTAAATGCAATAAAAAATTCTATTTAAAAAAAAGTTTAGAAATTATATTT